GGAATACTGATTCCACAATGTCAGATCTCAATCGATCACGATACAGGTTCGCATAAACAAAAAGGGGCCAATGGACCCTTTTCTTTAGATCAGTTGATCTTACTCTTCAGCGATTGATTTGAAGTAGGACATCATATCCTCGTCATCATCTTCATCTAGACCAGCTGCTACAGCCTTGCGTGGCTGAGGAGCAGGTTTGGATGGCCGAGCAGGTTTGGCAGCAATAGTTTCAACTTCTTCGTCTTCGGCAGTTGCAGCCTGATATGCCGTCTCTGCCATTGAAGTACCAGAAAGTACTGCATCGAGCTTAGCCTTCAGCTCATCGTATGTCTTGAAGTTCTTAGGATCAAGAAACTCGTTCAGGTCGTACTGCTGCTTAGCAACATCAAGGATCTCTTGATCGTCGTCGGCTACAGCAGATACAGACTCAAACTCTGATGAGTCGTAGTTTGGATACTTGTCAACTACTTTCATCCGAAGCTTGAAGTTAGCACCTTCCCAGTAATCGAACACATTTACAGGATCCTCGTCCTCGAATGTTGGTCGAGCTTTCGCCATGATCTTGTCGAAAATCTTCTTACCAAACTTATAGAGGAACACCTTACCGTTGTTCTCTGGATGCTTTGGATCATTGACAACAAGAATGTTAGCAATGTAGTTCAGCTTACGCTTTTGGTTGCGTGCCTGCTTCCGCTCAGGTGAGTTATCATCACCAGAAGCATTCCACAACTTCATATTCAGCTCGCCAACAGGATCAGGCTTGCCGATTGTCGTCAGTGAATTCTCAATATACCACCGACCAGTCGGGCCCTTGAAACCATGAGACCATACCTTGACCCAAGGTAGCTGATCTTGATTTGTGTTGGGGAGAAAGCGGATCGTTGCTGTTGCGTTGCCCGCCTTGTCGCGCTCTGGTTTCCAGAAACGAGTGTCTTCATAAGACTTAGTGCTGGATTCTGGATTAGTGCTCTTCTCAAACTCCTGAGACATCTTGCTGAAGCTTGAGTTCCGTGATGCGCGTAGTGATTTTAGATTTAGTTCCATTTTGTATTTCCTTTAAACGTAGTATTGACGTAGTATTGCGTATGATTCATTACAAACTTACTCTTCACGTGTCTTATTTATAATGATCTCATCCTCAATTGAAACTCCATCGTCAAAAATATCATCTTCGTCTTCTTCATAGACATTGATGTACTTCATGCCACCAGTCTTTCGATTATTTGCATGGCGATGGTGTTTGCCTCGACGGCTGCCTTGATGTTCATCATCGAATGATGGTTGATGCCGAACTGTCTTACCCATGATACGTGCCTTGTTGCTCCTCTTTAAATTGCATATAGGCGTCTGCTACCTTCTGCTTATCAAACTTAACGAACCCAGCAGACTTTTCAATCTTTGAGAGCTCGCTATCTAACAGCAAAGCCACGTGAGGACTCTGCTTAAACTTCGAAACAACTCCGTCCAACTTATTAAGGATGACCATTGTCTCTAACGTGATTTGTTTAGCCATGTATAATTGTAACACATCGGGGATTTTATTTCCACTAAATTCATACTGAGCTCCAGACTCAGCAATTGTACTGAGGTCGTCACGGAAAATCTTAGTCATTGATTGACGACGTCGAAGATACTCTTTGTAGTTGGTCATCCCAGAGTTCGGATCATACACAACATCAGGATTGTCGTACATGAAGTTTGATGCAATGTACTGAATGTACTCTTTCTCGAGTTTAAACTGACGAGCCAACTTCTCGAAGATCATCCGATCGTTCCTACCAACAAACTTCTCCATGGAACTTTTTACACGGCCATTGGTAACGAACACATCGTACTTCTGGGAAGTGAAATGAAGCTTCACTGCCGTGTAGTATTTGAATGCTCTAAACCCGTCCATTATACATCCAGCTGTGCTTGTTCAGGGAGGTAGTTGAGATTGCGAAAGTCTTGTTCAAGTTTCTCACGAAGAGACTTGTTGATCTTCGACGCGATATCTTCTGGTTCAAGACTATGCTCATTGCAGTACTCGAGTGTTGCCTCGAGATAAGTTACCTTATGATCGACTGCATACTTCTCAATATAAAGAGAAAGTTCGTTTGCAGTCCTAAAAACATTTTCCATTTATACCCCTGCTTTGTTGATGTAAAAGTTAGTCACGCGGATCAAGTCATTCAACGTGGAGTACTCAGATAGCATCATCTTGTATGTCTTCCACTCATCTGTGTCAGTATCTCGCTCATCCATATTCGAGTTCGATAGGAACACGCTATAGAACTTGTCCATTTTCATCTTAGCCACAACGAGTTTATTGTAGGTGTTGTTTAGTTCGGTTGCGG